GTCCATTTGTTCAACTCACTTAGGTTTGAAGCAATGGTCATTGATGAAGCCACCATGATTAAGTCTCCTCGTGCCAAACGGTCACGACTCTTAAAGAAACTTGGTAAAAAGTGTCAGTATCGGTTTGCCCTTACTGGACAACCAATTGAGAACAAACCAGAAGAACTGTTTTCCATTATGGAATTTGTGGACGCAAACGTGCTTGGCAAATTTGACGTGTTTGATAAAACGTTTATTGTTCGTGACAAGTTTGGAAGACCAACAAGGTATCGCAACCTCAACTTGCTCAACAAATCAATGGAAAAGGCAATGGTTCGCAAGAGTAGGAAAGACATTGAAGACCAACTGCCCAAAGTCATTTCAACGGTCATTCCCGTTCAATTTGACGACAAGGGAGCACAAGCGTATACAAACATTGCAAATGACCTGCTGGCGCAAATAAAAAACGCCTTAAACATGCACGGCAAAGGGTTTGACCTGTGGGCGCACTATCACGGCAACGCAGCGGCAAATGAAGCACAAGGACAAATAATGTCACGTCTTACCGTGTTACGAATGTTGTGTGACAACCCAATGCTCGTAGACATTTCGGCAACCCAATACACGGACACGAACGCCGATGCAGGTAGTAAATACGCCAAAGAAGTAATGGACATGCAATGGTTGACCAAACCTTTTGCCACCCCAAAGATGGATGCGGTTATTGAATACATTACGGATATTTTAAATGAAGACCCAAATAACAAAGTAGTACTCTTTTCGTTTTTTAAGAGCAACCTAAAATTGTTGGCTGAGCGCACAAAAGACCTGACGTCGTGCGTATTGTTTACTGGCGACATGGATTCATCAGAAAAAGACGCAGCAAAACAAAAGTTCTCTACTGACCCCAAAACCCGTTTGTTCCTGTCGTCAGATGCTGGTGGCTATGGCGTTGACCTGCCACAAGCCAATTATCTTATTTCGTATGACCTTCCGTGGTCAGCAGGAAAATTAGACCAACGAGAGGCTCGCATCATTCGCCTATCTTCACAACACCCCCACGTTACAATAGCCTCCTTCGTTATGAAAGGTAGCATTGAGGAACGTCAGTATGAAATGCTTCAACAAAAACGAGGAATCAACGAAGCGTTCATTGACAAAGGTTACGATACACAAGGTAGATTTGAGTTGACGCTAAGTTCACTAACAGAATTCTTACAACACTCGGAGGTGTGAAATGTCAGAACAGTTTGACGAAACGTACTACACAAAAATGGTGGAAGAGTTTGTCTCGCAAAAGAAACTACTCAGCCAACTTGAGGCGAGGGTAGACAAAATCAAAAAAGAGTTGAGCACCGTTGTAGAACAGCATGGCACTCCCGACGACAGTGGACACATTTGGCTCAACGTCGGTGGACACGAACTCAAGCGTGAGCGTCGTGTAAGCAAGACATTCAACGCCGCCAACGCAGAACAATGGGCGAAAGAAAACGGTTTGTGGGATGACGTCAAAGAAATTGTGGAACGCCTTAGCGAAGACAAACTTCTCGCTGTTGCGTGGAACGACAAGTCCCTGTTGCCAACCATTCAAGGTTTTTACGTAGAGAAAGAAACATGGGCGTTCAAGGCGTGAAAGACCCGTTGGACCTCTTCAACGACCTTCCAGATTTTCCTGGTGGGCGAACTCCCAAAAACAGAAAAAAGGAAGATACCGCAATTGCCGAAGACCGCTTTAATGGCGCTAAGCCAAAACGGTATATCATAAACGGACAGGAAGTGCAGATGTTTACCATTGGTCAACTTGCCGTTGCATTGCGAAAACGACCATCAACGTTACGGGTGTGGGAACATCGGGGTTGGATTCCAAAAGCCAAGTACCGAACACCTAAACCCACCAAGCAACAACTTCCAGAAAAACCTTCAAAAGGTAGGAGACTTTACAGTCTAGAGCAGGTAGAGTTCCTAGTGGAAGCAATAGACCGTTTCAAGATACATGACATTTACAATGCAGATTGGAACGGCTTCAGAAAACACATTAAAGAGCAATGGCCCCAATAAACACACAAAGGAAAAAAGAAAACATGCCAAGGAATTACAACACAGATGAAATGACACCCAACACGGAGAAAGACTCTCCTGTTGCTGTTGCAACTGAACGCAAACTGTTGCGTGGCGGTTGGCAACAAGTTGATGCACTTAAGAGCACCGACTCCAACTACGCACAGCGCCTCAAGGTCAGCGAGGACGTACAAGTCATCAAGTTCATTGAGGACGAGCCGTACGCCGCATGGCATCAACACTGGGTGGAGCGTGACGGACAGAAGTCGTTTGTGTGCATCCGTGAATTGGAAGAGCGTGGTTGCCCAATTTGCGAACTTGGCAATCGTCCTTCACAGCGTGTAGCGTTCAACGTCCTGCTGATGAGCGTTGGTGGACCATCGGTACTGCGTTCGTTGGAAATTGGACCACGTGTAGTTGACCAACTTCGCAACCTGAACAAGGCTCCGCAAACTGGTCCATTGACCAAGCACTACTGGGCAATCAGTCGCACTGGTAAGGGCGCAACAACGTCGTACAACTTGCAGGTCATTCGTGAGCGTGACATTGCTGAAGAGTGGAAGATTGAACCACTGTCCGAAACCGTCCTTGCCAAGCACAAGGAAGAGAAGTACGACTCGTCCATCATCAAGGTTCCGACCTACGCCGAACTTTTGGCAATTGCTTCAGAAGACCTCGGTAAGTAGCCGATGGGGAGTTCAATTCCTCCCGTCGTAAGCACTCTCCAAGAACTGGACGAGTTAATTGAAGTCGTTCGTGGGGTCGGGGCTTTTGCCTTTGACGTGGAAACGCAAACCACGTTGGAGCATCACCCCGACCTTATGGAACATTTGGAAAAGGATTTCCAAGCACACATCAAAGGTTTGAAGAACAAAAACCCCGACATTCTTCAACGGGCACACGACAACCTTACCGACCAGTACCTGAAAGACGTTGCCGTTAACCCATTACGTAACGAAGTGTTTTGGATAGGTATTGCCACCAGCGGAAGGTCGTGGGCAATTCCAATGGGGCACAGGATTGGAATGATTGTAGAAAAAGAAGAGGTAGGAGACGGGAGCACAGTTCCTCCTACAGGCTTTCGCAAGGTGTTGAAAAACGGTCAAGAGTCAATGGCTAAGGCTCGTTATGTAAAACCTGCTGTGTACGGAGAGCCTCCCAAACAGTTGTCACGAAGCGACGTGTTTGAACGACTTCGCCCTCTTTTCTTTAGCGACCTTGTAAAGGTTGGACACAACGTCAAGTTTGACGCTCGGTCAATTTCAAAGTACTACGGTGAGATACCACCAGGACCCTACGTTGACACAATGGTTACTCAACACATTGTTAACGAAAGTCTTTCTAACTATGCACTAGAAACTTTGATTGAAACAAACTACGGTGGTCACAAAGCGTATGAAAACGGAGGCAAGTTAGGTAATACCGTATCAACAACTCCCTTTGATGCCACCGCCCTTTACGTACACAGGGACGCACGTTGGACATGGCTTTTGTACAAACGATTGATTCAAAAGGTTCGTGCTCACGCCGACCTTACCAAAGCATTGGAACTTGACAACAACGTGTTGGAAGTTTTGATGCACGTTGAAAACGAGGGTATTCCCGTAGACGCCACCAACCTAACGGCACTCGGCATTGAGTTGGACAAGGAGATGCAGGACACTCTTAATTCCATTCTTTCATATGCTCCAGTTGGTTTTAACCCCGACTCCAACAAACATAAACAGACGTTCTTGTTTTCTAAGAAGTCCGAAGGCGGTCTTGGACTAAAACCATACAAGATGACGGGAAAGGGAGCGCCATCAGTTGACGAAGAGTCGTTGAAGAGTTTACAAAACAAACATCCCGTTGTTCCCATGTTGTTGTCTTGGGCGGAATTACAAAAACTTAAGAGCACCTATGTAGACGGTTTGTTGCCTAAGTTGTACAAAAGCCGCCTTCACCCATCTTTTCATTTACACAGGACAGCCACTGGTCGTCTTTCGTCATCAGACCCCAACCTTCAAAACATTCCACGAACATCAAACATTCGTAAGTTGTTTGTCGCCAACGAAACCAACACGTTGCTGGTTGCCGACTATGACCAAATTGAATTACGCATCATGGCAATGTTTAGTCAAGACAGTCGGTTGCTTCACACGTTTGCCAACGAGGAGGACATTCACACGGCAACGGCGTCTGCTGTGTTTAAGAAAAAGCCAGGTGATGTTACTTCGGAAGAACGACAAATTGGAAAAGGTGTTAACTTCTTAACCGCATACGGTGGCGGGTCAATAAAACTTGCCCGTGTCACAGGCATTTCGGAAAAAGACGCACAAGAAATTCTTAGCAATTATTACAAGACGTTTTCAGAACTTACGGAGTGGAAACGATTTCTCGTAGAAAAAGCCCGTAAGGATGGGTATATCAGTACGTTGTATGGTAGGCGTCGTCGTCTTCCCGACCTTCGTTCACCGAACAGTGAATTGCGCTCACGGGCAGAGCGTCAGGCAGTGAACGCCATTGTGCAAGGAACAGCCGCTGACCTTTGTAAACAGGCAATGGTCAATGTTTATCACGCCATGAGGAATACGAGTGTAAAATTGGTAGTACAAGTACACGATGAACTTGTGGCTACTGTAGAACAAGATGAGACATCAACAATAATTAAACCGTTTCTAAAAGCAATGGGAGACGGTAGCGTTTTAGACAAGGTTCCCATCAAAGTTTCGTATCAATTCGCAAAGAGTTGGGCGGAGGCAAAGGAATAAATATGGAAAGCACCGTTGCAGATAAAAGATTATTTTATCTAATGTTGTCAATTGCCCAAGGCCAAGACTTTGCCAACTTCATGGGGTTTTCAACACCATCAAAGGACGTTGCCGATGCCGAAACGTTTGACATTGCCAGCAGGTGGGCGTTGTTTGTTAGTCAAGGTATTGCTGATAACACGCAGGAGTCTGCGGAATGGATGCTTGATTTATTGGAAAAAAGCGATAAACTAGGTACTCCAAAAGAAGAATTGGTTCCCGTTCTTGTCGCCTATGGCATGTCGCTAATCAATAGACTTTTGGAAAGCGGAAACATATCTATTGTAATTGACGAGGAAACTTTGGAAGAGTGGACTAAAAGCGATGAGTGATTGGTGGGCTAAGAAATTAAAGGGTGAGAAACCCGCTCCACAACCGACATACCCAAACCCAGCGGCATATAGCAATAGACCGCTTTTGTCGCAACAACCAGCACCACAGGCTCCTGTTGAGAACGTTGCGCCAGATGCACAGATTGGAATGGGGACTGCAATACGTCTTTGGAAAGGCGGGGAAGCCATGAGGCGTGACGGACATTTGACTTGCCCAAGTTGCGGTAGTAGGAATGTATTTAGCCGCACTGGTAAGGGTGCAAATAGTATGATTCACGGAGCAGCACCCGCACCACATTGTTTTGATTGTGGTTGGAACGGGTTGTATGACCAAGCATCGCAGGTAAACTGGGTTGCATAAGGAGCACAACATGAGAGACTACGAATCATTGGAATCAATCGTTGCCGCCGTTTCTAAGAAGTATGGAGATGACGTATTAATTAAAGGTTCTGAAATCAAAGAAGACGTACCACGTATCACTACGGGCATCCTTGCCTTTGACCTGATGCTTGGCGGTGGCTGGCCCTTGAACCAGTGGTCGGAAATCATCGGAGAAGAGTCGTCGGGCAAAACTGCATTGGCGTACAAAACCATCGCTGCCAATCAAAAAATCAATCCTGACTTTACCGCACTGTGGATTGCCGCAGAGACATACGTTCCTCAATACGCACGAGCCATTGGTGTAGACACTAACCGATTGTGGGTAGTGGAGACCAACGTGATGGAACAGGTATACGACCTCATCATTAAGGCTCTTGATAACCGTGCAGTTGACATGATTGTCATTGACTCACTGCCCTCATTGGTTCCTGGAGACGAGGCTGAAAAGATGATGGAAGATTTCACCGTTGGCTTGGGCGCTCGTTTGACGGGAAAGTTCTTTCGTAAGTCGTCAAAAGCACAGCGCCGTTCTCTCATCAATGAAGACAGGGCTTGCACTGGTCTTGTCATCAACCAATGGCGTGAAAAGATTGGCGTCATGTGGGGAGACAACCGCACCACTCCAGGCGGCAAAGCAAAGAACTTTCACTATTTCAGTCGTGTTGAAGTCAAGCGTGATGAATGGCTTAAGGAGAAAGACGAAGCCATTGGACAAACCATCAAGGCTCGCACCATTAAGAACAAGACGTACCGTCCACAACAAACCGCAGTAGTTGACTTCTATTTCACCAGTACGGGAGGATTCCGTTTGGGAGAGTTTGACACCGTTAAAGACGTGGTGAATATTGGTATTGCCGTGGGTCTCATCACACGCTCTGGTCCCTACTACTCGTTTGGCGAACAGAAATGGCAAGGCAAGGACGCACTGACAGCGGCAATTCGTGAAGACGTTGAACTGCAACGTGAACTTAAGAAGCAAGCATTTGGTTACTTTAATCTGACAGTACCCGCCTAATGTTGTTTGGAAGCGACGGGGAACGAAAGCGACGACTTAAAAAGTCACGCAAGCAGGAAAAACAAACTGCTGACCGCTACAAAGGAAGCAGGAACGCAGGCTCTGGTGCTGGTTGGCTACGAAAGAACGACGTTAGAACTAATAACCTTTTAATTGAGAACAAGTTTACGGACAACGTAAAACAGTATTCCATCAAGGTAAAAGACATGAACGAACTACGTAAACAGGCGTTGATGGAAGACCGCATACCAGTGATGCAAGTTGAGATAGGCGGAGTACGCTTTATCACAATGTACGAAGACGATTTTATGGAATACTTCAATGGTTGAATTGAGCAAGGCTGACCTAGACAGCATCAAAACTGGTCTCAGGGTAAAAGGTCGTCTTATTCCCGTTGTGTCGGCACAAGCGGCAGTAGAGAACAATCAACACACTGACAAACGAGATACTAAGTACTTGCATCCAAGTGAGATTTGTAAACGTGATTGGTGTCCACGTGCCTCCATGTACAAGATACATGGCATTGAAGAAGAAAAAGAAAAACAATACGGATTTACCACGCTAAACATTTTTGCTACTGGTCACATGATTCACAGCAAGTGGCAGGGATGGCTTGAGCGTTCTGGCATAATGAAGCAAAGCGAGTTGCCAATCTTTGACGAAGCGCACCACATCATGGGAACCGCAGACGGATTGATTGAGGATGCAAACGGTCAAGCAATCCTTGAAATCAAAAGCGTAGGAACGGGAACCGTACGCTATGAAAACGTTGATTTGTACAAACAATATGAATCAAAAGAGATAACAGACATAGAGTTATTTAAAAGAATTCGCCAACCATTCATCACACACCTTCGCCAAATAAACCTGTACATGCATGTGACTGGTGTTCACCAAGGCATCATCTTGTACGAATGGAAGGCAACACAAGACTGCAAGGAGTTTGAGGTCAAGTACCAACCTGCCCTCATTCAACACATCCTTGCGGCAGCAGCACTGGTCAAACAACACCTAGCAGACGGTACGTTGATTGACCGACCTGAGTGGGCGGAAAAAGACCACAGAACCTGTAAACAATGTCCGTACAAGGACGTATGCTGGAGGAACGATGTTCACGGAACTAACGCAAGAAACAAACCAAGCAATGAAGAACTTCCTGGAGAAGTTCAATCTTCCTGATAGGCCGATTGGCGCTGTGCCCGACATTCCCAAGAACCTTGACGAGTTGTCGGACTCAGACCTGATGAACAAGTACTCAGAGTTCATGGCGTGGTTGTCGTATTCAAAGACCGAACTTGTCGTGGCAGAGATTGACGAAGAACGTTGTGCCAACAACCTGCGGCTTATGGAAGCACAAACCTTGATTGGTCAATGGAGCGGAGAAAAGGGAGACACGGTTACTCTTGCTAAAGCACGTCGTGATACCGATACACAAGTCTTGGAAATGCAGGACAAGCACCTTGGTGCAAGGGCGTATCGCAAACTGGTAGAATCAGTGTTTGAACGATGTGAACGTGGCACTCAAATCCTGTCAAGGGAACTGAGTCGTCGTATTAGCACAGCACCCCAAGACCGACGACTGCACCGATACCAGCCATGATTAAAGTAAAGTGTTTAAAGTGCGGCACAATAGTGGAACATAACCCTCGCCAAATCTCTGGGTGTGGGTGTGACCCTGATGCTCCAACATGGGTGTACATTGAAACAGACGGACGCATTAGAGGTTTTAGCCAAGCCGAATGGGAGAAGATTGATGGGTAACAAGCACAAAGCCAAAGGCACGGCATTTGAAACGCTGGTAAAGGAGTACCTCATCTCTAAAGGCTTCTCAGACGCACGGAGAGCCGTTCTCGCAGGCGAAAACGACACGGGTGATATCCATGGCATACAGCAGCGTACAACGCTTCGTAATGCGTGTTTACAATGTAAGAATCAGAAGAAGTGGGATTTGAGTGGATGGCTCACCGCCACTGTTGAGCAAGCCAAACGATTAAAGGACGCACTACCTGTGTTAATCGTAAAACGTCCAGGCAAGGGTGAAAAGGCAGTAGGTGACTCTTACGTTGTGATGAGGTTGGATGATTTGGTAGAACTACTACAAGACGCACAATACAAGTAACCTGTATAGGTCACAACTTGACCTATTAGGAGTATTATGTCTCAAGAACTAAACGCACACGTAGATGAATTTCTTAAAGTGTCGGGCAGCAGCAACCCTCAAGCGGTTGGCTCCATCCTTGCTCGTTCTGTTGTTGCTGGTCAGTATCCAAAAGTTAGAGCAATCGGCGCAAGCGCTGTGAACCAAGCAGTCAAGGCATGTGCCATCGCACGTGGCTTCGTTGCCCCACGTGGTATTGATTTACTGTACATCATTGGCTTTGATGATATTATTGGAGAGAACGGAGAAAGTATTTCTGCTATCTCCATCAAACCAGTAGTGAGGTAACAATGGCAACGCAAGACAGGGCTGGAAACGCATATGGTTCTCCTGCCAAAGCAAAAACCAACGCAGAACGTGCTGGATATTCTATGTCTAACGATGGCCTTCGTAGCCAAGCACTTCAAAGGGAGTCGGCAAAGTTTAAACAATCATCCCTTCAAAACCGACTAAGTAAAGACAGCGGTGGTGATTTTACACCGCTTGGAGAAGTTTCTAAAAGTGATGTGAAGTATGGCACTACAAAACGACAGGAAATGGAAGGCGAATTTAGAACTGCCCGACGAGAAGAAAAGGCAGCAAGCCGAAGATTCAATGACATTGCCAAAAACACACAAAAATCAATGGGAGTAATCCCACTAGGAAAAGGTTATTAACAATGACATCTGACCATCGTGGAAACCCAACGGGAACTAACAGTGTGGCAAAAACACATGCAGAGCGTGCGGGTCGTGTGCCCTCACAACAAGAACTTGACCAACACACCATTGCACATGCCGATGGTTTTGTAGGACCCCGTGTCAGCGAATCATGGGGAAGTAATCCAATGCAGCGTGGAATTGTAACGTATACGACAAAATCTGGTTGGGGCAGCGATGGTCATGAAACACGTATGCAACAAGACCCAGCAATAGATTACATGCCAGAAGCAACACAAAGTAGGGCTGGAAGCAGGGGAACTGCTGCACGTATGGCGCACCTTGACAACGTTGGTGTTGGTATCAAACGAAATGCTACACGAATGTACCAACATAAAGGGACTGGAAGTATCATTGAAAGTAGAGACAGTTATGGTGGTGGAACGCAGACAAATGAATTTGGAACCACTGCCTCTGGAAAATCATTGAATGTTAATGAAGACAGTTCACTCAGCGGTGTTTCTCATCAAAGAGGTGCTCCTAGCGACCCACAAAATAAACCTGACGATTGGACCGATATTAGCGACACGGTTCGTGGAACGAGCACATACAAGGAAAACAGGGTAAACTGACGATGGCATCTATGTCCGAAGGACGACGCAAACCATCGTCCCGTAACAAAACTCGCTATTATAGGAAACGAGGAGAAGTCCGTCCCGTTTCACCGTTTGGTGGCGGTGCTGGTGGAATAATGATGAGTCAGGGTCTAACGCAGGGACGTTGACATGGCACGAGGAAAAGACGAAGCCAACAATCCAAGACGAAGACCAATCATAAAAATGTATCCAGAGGCAGTAGAACAAGCAAAAGATGCGTACGCCTACAAGCATCCTTTTGAAAATTCTGAAACAGAAGAACGTGCAATGCGGCAATTAAAAAAGAAGGAAGATTTAGGTAACTAATGGCTAAACAATCATTTACTTCTTGGAACAGCCCGTCTGAACCACCTGGTGTAGGCACAGCAGTAACGTTTGGACCCGCACCAGTTTTCCGTAATGCCAAAGACCAAGCACTGGCTGGCTTCCGAAGCAATCCAGAAGCACAGTATCCAGATGGATACCTTGGCACTATGTCGTCTAACCGACGTCAGGACAAGGTGCTTGGCACTCTAAGCCGAATGAACGCTCGTCAATATTCACGTGGTGTCCATAAAGGTGAGCGAATAAATCCTGGAGACTATATTTGGCCCGATGAGTTCAACAAATGGACCGCATTGGAACAACAACAGAGGGGTTTGCGATTTGCCCCTCCTGGCGCTGACCCAGTGCGACTGATGCGTGATGGTAATTACGTACCACGTGGACTACCTAGAAACAACGAGAATCAACAAGAGCAAATTAATCCAGAACGTCGGGCACGCTTAAAAGTTCTTGCTCCCGCTTGGCGTTGATTGTGGGATAATAAAACATGCCTAAAAAAACAAAACGACCAGACGCATCTGGTGCTGCTGGTTTTTGGGACTTAGCCAGAACCAAATCTGTTGCTCGTGAGAGCATTATGCAACACATCATGGATTTTGATGAAGGAAACGTAACAGAAGAAAACGTACACGATATTGCACAAGTAATTCGTGAAACTGGATTACATCGCTCTGCTGGTCGTTATGGTCGTTTCCTTGATTGGTACGACAACGAGTATCAGGGCGGTGAGAATGCCTAAAGGTGTTGATTCAGCAAACGACCCACGTCGTCGTCCAAAAATTGTGGACTTAGACCATTTTCGCCAGACACGTGAAATCAAGGACGTCAATGAGGTAAATGAGATGCGTCGTGCCGAAAATATCGCACGTCGTGAAGCACGTTCATCACATCCCACCAATCCGTCACGTCCCGTTTACGATTATGTAGAGGAAGAAAAGAAGGCAGCCGAACGTGAAAACCGTGTGTCAGAAGACACCGACCCTACTCCATACCAAGGGATTCCTCGCCCTGAAGCCGCCAAGGACTACCCAGAAGAGGCTGACTTCATTGACCGCAATCCAGCCAACAAGACCATCCTTGAAAAGATGTACGACAAGTTTGAACAACATATCAATGATTTGAAAGACAAAGAATGACCGTAACACCTCCGCCTTGGTATAACCCACAAGAAACGCCAGCAGACCGCCGTCGTCGTATTGCTGCTCAAAGAGCACGCCTACTTTCTGGAACACGTCGTGCGGAAGCATCTATTAATGAAGCACTGTTGAATTACGGAGAAGGTGAGCAGGACGAAAATCGCCGTCGTGCAAACGAAGAAATTGAACGAGTGTTCCCAGGAGTGACGGAAGACGAACAAAACCCCACTGGCATGTACATGCCCGACCCAAAGAACTTTGCGCCACTTGAGCCGATACACGTTCACTCAAATTATTCAGACACTCATCAACCAATGCGACGAAGGCTGCATCAAGACGTAGCACAAGCAACGGACGCTACAACAAATGACCCTACGCTTGGCGGAGAAGTTCCCCGATGGACTGAACAAGAAGAAACCGAATATGAAACACGCAGGAGAAACGCTAGACAAATCTCAAATCTTGGACTACAAGGCACTGGTGAGTGGGCTAGGTCGCTGTCACCAGAAGAGCGTGCATATTGGTCAGGCTATGATAACGAAGTAGACCAAGAAGCCTGGGTACGGGGAGATATAAGGCCACCTTACGACGAACAAATTTACAATGTTCCCACTACATTTCAAGTTATCGGACTCAGACCTGAGAGAACTAACCTATTTCAAGGAGGCACTGTTCCCAACATTGAGGCAGGTCAATCAGCACCGTACGATATAGACGAAAGAAACGTGAAAGAATGGGCACAAAACCACAGTAGAGAAGTTAGTAAAACAGGCATAGAAAATACTGAATGGAAACAACGTTTTGATGACTTAAAAAACGACATTGAAAATACCATTGTCCCCATTAACCCTGCATTGCGTATTGGACACGAACGGGACTACGCCATTAGACAAATTGGCAACAGAAAAGCAAACCATCTAAACATTTTAAATAGAACTTGGAACCAACACTCACTGGCAAGTTTGGAAGACACAAATGATGATTCATCTTCTCGCACAAGACGTAGAACTGGACGACAGGGACAGCGACCACGACGTAGCAATATTGAAGGAGTCGCTAGGTCATTCGTTATTGAAAGTAATGATACTAGAGGGGCCACCACAGGAAGAGGAAACTTTACACATTATGGTGATGCGAGCGCAGTTGGCAGTTATGGTCGGCTAGACGATACTCGTTTGAGTCTGCGCCAGATTCCAGACTCTAACGACAGAAACGTTGTCTATTCGTACAGTACTCCAATTGCATGGAGAAACCAGAATGGAACCGTAATTGTGCCGACTCAAAAGTACAGCAACACAACTGCCAGACATCAAAGGGCAATCCACAATGCGCTGACGGATAATGGTTATCACTCTCCCCAACAAATTGCAAACAACATGATGATGGCTGCTTATCAACGAGACCGCCACAAGCAAACCGCTGGCAGTCCCGTTGGATTTAAACACTATCTTATAGACCATGGTGCTGACGAGTATATTGCTAATAGAGAAGTGGCTACAAACGCAGCCCGTGAAATAGCCGATACTCACTACGAAACAGTTAGGGCAAAGCAACGTGGAAACGCAGTAGCATCGGGTAGGCGTCCTCGTAACAGTCGTAAGCCGTTTACACGCAAACAACAATTGCGATTAGAAGATGCTGGTCAATTGAGACTGCCGTTTGAAGGTATAATGCCAGACGCAGACCGTGTGTGGAGATATGACGACGCAAGTGGACTTGGCACATATGAGCGTGAAGAAACATACGCCCAACGAAACGCTAAAATCATGCAGTACCCCATAACGTTGGGATACTCTCCCCAAGTAAGACCGAATGTTGATGACTGACAATGGCTAAACCATGGGCTTCCCGACAGGAGATGCTGGTGGACCTCGCCCTAGAATCGGCTATTTCAGACCCTGATACCATCCGCCAGATTCGCCCCGTAGTTCCGCAACAACTTATGCCAGAGCGCTTTGGGTTTGCCAAACGAGAATCGGGTATAATGGACGTGTTATCATTACAACGTTATACACCGACGTATCGTTCCTGGGTATCAGGTGCACCCGTCATGTTCCGTAACGGTTTGGTTGACGACACGTTCCAAGGTTCTAGTAGATATTCAATGCAAAGTTTGTGGGTCTAAATGCCAGTTAATCCATTTCAACAATACCAAGAGGCTGGTTTCGCTGGAGTTAATTTGCAGGCCACAAGGACAGGAACGTATGACCAAGCCCGAACTCGTCAAATGGGAGCAGCCAGTTTAGGACAGGGACACCGTTCACAAGCAAACAATCAGGGAGTAACATATGGAGAATTAAGGCCAACACCTAAAGCAAGTGGTAAATTAGTAGAAGGAAACGCAGATATGAAACGCTCATCATATGAACAAACACGCCCAGAACAACCAAAGCGTGAAGGTCGTCGTAGTGCATTTGGTGGCATTGGCGATGGTGGTGGCGCAAAGGCTGGAGTAGGTGGAACCGCAGTCCATGGAGACATTATTATCAATACTGGGCAAGGAGCCGCTGGTGTTGGAAAAGGTATAGACCAAAGTGGGAACAGTGGTCAACTTGGAGGACAAGGCAATAAGATTTCAGACAGTCAGACTGGCGGTACACTTGACCAGTCAGAGACTTATGCTCCTACGTTTGCAGGAAGTTCTTCTGGTGCTGGTGGCGATGGTGGTTCGGGTGGATACGGAAAAGGCGGTGCTGGCGGCGCAAAGGCTGGTGCTGGCGGCGGCGGAGCAGGACTTGGCGGTGCTGGTCGTGGCGGTGCAGGCGGTGCTGGTGGACGAAGTGGTAACGTTGGGGACTCAATGGCTGACTTTAGCGGTGTAAAGTTTGGTAACAAAACGGCTTTTGGTCGTAACAGAACGGCACGAGACACAACAACCGTTACCAGCGATAGCAGCACTAAAAAAACAACTACTGATGCTCGCAAAATGCCTCCCGCAAAGGAAGGACCTGCGAGTAAGAAGTCCGACCCTAAAAAGCCCGCAGAGGCGACTGAGGCTCCTGCTGAAAAGACTCCTGCTGAAAAGACTCCTGCTGCAAAGAAGACAACTAAAGAAACGAAGGCCACTGAAACAAAAGTAGCGGAGACCAAGAAACGCAGTGATATCAAAGACAAGGCAAGGGAAGACCTTGCAGAAGCCACCACGACACCTCCCGCACCAGCAGCCAAGAAGACAGACAAAGGCAAGGGCAAAGGCAAGGGCAGTAAAAAGAAGACCGCAGGCAAAGTGACTAAGGAAGAGGAGTAAATATGGCTGTCAATGAATCACGTTCAATGAACCGAGACCTCATCATGGGGGCAACCGATGGTAAGTTCAAGACCATCGTTCCTGACCGTGGCGGAGAGGTTGAAATGACCAGCGCTACCATGCGTGGTCATGAGTTGCAAATGCAGTACAACGTCGTGGAGCGTTCAGAACTAGCCGATTTGCCCACCGCCGATTACGGGCGACGACGAGAGACAGGTCACTATTAATATGCCGTTGAGCCACCGTGGAGAACCGATTTCTGGCAACCGTTCTGATACCCGTCGTTTGCTGAAAGAAGCAATTGACAATATCCGCACGTTTACGGGTTTGGGTTCGGTGGCAGGTGTAGGCTATGGACAGAATCGCAAACGCAAGAACCTTCCCCCATTCAATTAAGGAACAAACATGGCACGAGGAAACGACGAATCACGCAATCCAAACCGCCGTCCAAAAAGAAGCACCGAGTGGCACAACATGGGAATGGTTGACCGTCGCCAAGGTTACATTAATGAATTAGTACAACAAAACAAAGACGATTATGCCTCAGAATCTTATAACTACAACGAATATCCCGAAGAATTTGAAGGCCGCTCGTTTCCAACTGAAGCCGAATACCTTGCTGCACATAATCCAGAAACATATGAAGATTATAAAAGACGTCTTCCTACGGACAGGGCGCAAACATTTGGTCGTCCCTATCAAACCCCTTCTGGAAACTACGGTTTTGAGTGGGAGCACAGGCAACATCCAGACGACATTGGGGATGCCTCCCCTGAGCCTTTTTCAAACAAAGAAAGTCTGGAACAATATAAAACTGCTATGTATAATATGGACTCTGTTGGAGACGCTGCTGATTCGTACTACAGGTCAGAACGTCAGGCACGAGCCGAGGAACATTACGGAGACGATTACAACGCTTATAGGGCATGGCAAGCAGGAGAAATTCCAGAAGAAACTGACGAGCCAGCGCCTTACAAAGCCCCTGAAGGATGGGTTGCGTGGTATCAATCTCATCCAAGCAAGCCGCCACGTGCCATTTCCAATGTTGAAGGCACTCGTCACCGCCTGACTCAAGAATTCAAGACTCCTTCTGCCGCCCGTCGTGCTGGTAGAGCCTTATTGAATGAGAAACTCTTTGGGTCTCAATCAGGCCGCCTTGACCAAGCACTTCCATACAGTCTCACGGGCATGCAGTACTTGTAACAACAATGGCACGAGGAAAAGACGAATCCAATAACCCTAGGCGACGTCCTCAACGTCCCCAAACGGATGAAGAGAAAATGGCTATTGTTAAGCAGGTGTTTCCTAATGCTCAGGAAGTAAACGTCAACGAAAATGAAGAAATGGACATGGACGACGACGATTACGACTATATTGACGAATGGAACGACGAAAACCCAAACGATACGTTTGACGAAATTCCAAAATACTGATAACCATGACACGTGGCAAAGATGAATCTAATAATCCCAAGAGGCGTCCTAAAAAGCGTTGGGACCCGTTTCTACAAGCGTGGACATCACCACCTGAAGGGTATGACTATGCTTTTGACGAAAACGGCGTACCAAAAGACTATAAAAGTTCTGAAGGAACCTATGATGACATGCCAGACACTTGGGACCCCGATGGTGAGGACGGTCCAAAAGGTTATGAAAAAGATTAAA